TTTGAAGATTGTTTGGATAAAACAAAATACAATAACAAATATTTCCTAGACAACCGCTTAGGTCAGACCAAGTTCCTAAACGTGCTACAAGGTGGCGACTGGGATCGTGCTGAACAATGGTATAATGGTGTTAAAGAATTTAGCGATCCTAAGATATGGGGCGACAAAGCCGCTGAAGGCTGGGCCATGGGCGGTGCTAATATGAGCATGATGGATGTTACTCTTAAACGTCTAATGACAATGAGAGACGACGGCATGCTAGTGGGTAAAGACTGGATGCACTTTTTGGGTACAGCACAATTAGATTGGGCCTGCTACTTAACTTTGATTCAACGACAAATTAGGAAACATATCAATGAAAACTTCACCATCTCTTTTGATTGCGCCTCACCGTTTATCGCAACAGCACACGGACTTGTCTACACAAACCCACAGTTCTCGCCAAAACGGTGGAGTACTATTATGGAAAAAGCCACAGACAACAAACAGGACTCCTTTCCCCTGGGAAAGTGAAATTGGAAGCCGCTTGACAATGGGTGATATCTGCTGGTATCAGCCAGGCATGTTAAACAAGATTGGCAAAGAAGGCAAAACATCATGGGATAGTTTTAGCTATGCTCTTATGATGGCACATAATGTTAACAGTCACATTTCCAGTGTACAACGTGCTAATCATTTAGTAGATATCGAATGTACAAGATATCAGCCAAATTGGAAGTTATGGGGAATTGAAGGTAAGAAAGAAAAAGAATACAGTGACTGGGTTCCACGTAGGATTTTATACTTTAGCCGTTTTATCAAAGAGCTGTTTGAAACAACATCAAAACAAGAAGCATTTGATATGATTGAAGAAGGTATTGGATTTTTACGTAGCCTAGAAGGCACACGTAGCCAAGATGGTATGGCACGTAATACATTCTTTAATTTATTTGAAGAAGAAGCTAAAGATGAAAATGATTTAGACTTGTCTAATCCCGACGATGACGAATTACGTGCTTTAGAAGAAAGTGTTGACAGTGAATAAATTTACAGATTTTCCAGAACAACCTAGAGTAATGCGTGACGCAGAGGGCGAAGCATATTTTAGTATTATGCTGGCCCAAATTGCAGATTTCAATCCTAACGAAATCATTGCTGTGGCACGTAGCGGATTTAGTTATGCTATGTGGGTAGCGCAAATGCTTAAATTACCATTAGGTGCTTATTGGGCAGAGCGAGGTGAACTGGTCACCGGCAGTGATCCAGAACGTATTGTATTTGTAGATGACAATATTGTATCTGGTAGTACATATAAAGATACAAAACTTTTTATGGAACGGTATTATCCCAATACTGAATGGCGTTGGGCTGTATTATTTACTGACTGGCATACTCCGAAAGAAATATGCGATGAAGTCATTCAAGGTGTAAAACTTCCTTACTTTGCTGAAGAGCCAATGTGGGGTAGCAAAAAAATTAGTCAAGATTATGGCATAAGGTACAGAGATGAATAATATTAGAATCGCATTTGATATGGACGGGGTATTACTACCCGATTTTCATAAAATTCCTCAGTTAAATGATGATGAATTTTTCGAGCATACATTATATGCTAGGCCCATGTTTTCGCCAGTTGGTGTTTTTGATGTGGTCACTGCCCGTACAGAAGATCGTCGGCCAGTTACACTAGAATGGCTCAAACAGTTATCCACTCCGCCACAAAATTTGTTTATGAAGCCTGTGAATAGTGATGAAACTCCAGCTGAATACAAATATCGTAAGTGTATTGAAGAAGGTTATAAAATTTTTGTAGAAAGCGAACCCAGTATTGTTTTAGAAATGCGTGAAATGGCATTGATTGATAACACAGACTTAATGGTTATTCATTTTTCTGGTTTCGTTTCAAGAGGATTTGAATTGTGAAAAGTCTAATCGTAGGTATGGGGATTGGCAATCTCTACAAAGCAGTATTAACTAATTTAGGACACGAAGTTGTTACTGTGGATATCAATCCATCAGCAAATGCTGACTATCCCACAATTGGAGACGCTTGCCTTAAGCACAAACATTTTGATACCGCACACATTTGTACTCCAAATTATCTACATAATATTCATGCTAGGTCTGCGGCCAATTGTGCTAAAATTATATTTGTGGAAAAACCAGGTGTTGCTAATGCCAAAGATTGGTTGGAGTTAGTCAGCTATTTTCCTAAAACAAGATTCATGATGGTTAAAAATAACCAATGGCGAGATAATATTGAACGTATGCGTGAATTGATGATTGACTCAGATTCAATATCAATTGATTGGTTAAATCAAGATCGTGTGCCCAATCCTGGAACATGGTTTACCACAAAACACTTGGCATATGGCGGAGTTAGTAGAGATTTAATGCCTCACTTGTTGAGCTTGTTTATGGCTTTAGACCCAGAATACATGACATCACGTGAATTAGAAAGATCGATTGACCGTAAATGGAAATTGTGTGATCTCACAAAGACAGATTATGGCAGAGTTAACGAACATGGCACATATGATGTCGATGACTACTTTAAATTAAATTTCATGTGTAATGATCGAGCTTGGAGTTTGACCGCAGACTGGCGTACTCTAAAAGAAGATCGTAGAGCTATTACATTTAATTTAAAAGATGGCGGTGCTGAAGTTATTGAATTAGGATTATGTCCAGAAGAAGCATACCAAGTCATGATCAAAGATGCTATTGATAATTTAGAAAATAATTTATTTTGGAATAACCAATTACTACAGGATTACTGGATTCACAGTAAGATAGAATGAACGTAAGACTACTACATACTACCGGAAACGGAATATTTGAAGAAACCATTTGGGAAAAGCCTGAACCTTCTGATAACGAAATTGAAGTACGTGCTGTTATGACAGGTGTTTGCCGAAGCGACATCGACATGATGATGGGCAATTTTGGGCCACTACCATTACACATGCAGGGGCATGAAGGATTGGGCATAGTAACCAAAGTTGGTAGTGATATCACTGATATTGCCATTGGAAATTTTGTTGCTACACGCGGTGAACCCGCTTATGCAGATTTTTATAATGTACGCAACACTGAATACACATGGGTTCCTGAACTACACCCTCGCTATATTATTGAGCCAGTAGCCTGCGGTATCAATATTATAGATCAAGCATGGCAACAAATTAGAGAAAGATCTAATGGAAAAATACTAATCATAGGCAGTGGATTCCTTGCCTGGGTGGCGTTTAATAGATTAAAATCACAACGATCAAATGCCAGTGTTGATGTATTAGGATCAAGTAATTTAGAATTATGGGGAGATCAACTGCTGTTAGGAACCAGTGAAAGTTATGATGTGGTCATTGACCTAACTGGAAAATATGCGTTAGGCTTAGACATTAAACTAAACAACAACGCAATAATTATAGACGGCGTTGGCAAAGCAATTAGTAGAGAGGAAGCACAGCAACAACTTTGGAAAGCCTGTACTACAATTCGTCCAAGTCCTCGAAATCCAAAATTTCATCAATGTATGAAAGAAGCAGTTTGGATGATTGAAAATTATCATTTAGCTATTGACAATTTCTGGACTAAAGCGTATAATAGAGATACAGAATGGCAACAAGCGTTTGCGGATGGTAAGGATCGTCCAAACGGTTATAGCCGAGGTTACATTGTATGGGATTGAATACTGAAGAACGACAAGGAGTCGTTTACTTTACAGGTTATGAAGTAGAACATACTATTTGTCATGGTATGTATACATTGTTTGTTGTAGGCACACCTCCTGTAGAAGATATCCTACGTATTGCCAACGACTCACAAGCAATGTTAGACGAGTCTAAACGTATCAAACATATCTACTTTGGTACTAGCCAAAGTTTTAATCCTCAAGGTATTACATTTCAAGAATACCGGGCATGGGACGATGTCATTCTTCCATGTTTAAAAGCAGACTACTGGGTGACATTAGACTTTGATGTCAAACACGCCGAAGGAGTGCTCGAATCTGGATATTCTGAATATCCTAGATTTGTTCCGATGATTAGTGTTAAGCTACCTTACATTAATCAATTTAACTATAACGCCACACTTAAACTGGACGACCTCACATGGGGTAAGACTAATCCGGGTGTGTGGACTCATCAACTACATGATCTAATGAGTAAAGACAAATATACTTACTGGGATCAATATACACAGGACACAGAACTATGACAACAAATACATATATCAAAATTCGCACAGAATTTGAAGGTTTTCATTTTTACCCCGACGCAGGTAAAATTGATCCACGCATTGAATTTTTAGAACACGAACATCGCCATATGTTCAAGGTCGAAGTTAAAATCTCTGTCACGCATTTGGATCGTGAACTAGAGTTCTTCCTTGTCAAATGGGCACTACAAGATTTTATCCGAGCAGGCGACCAAAATCATAAGTCCTGCGAAATGATAGCAACAGATATTTTGCAGGACCATTTAATTCCTCTTTACGGACCAAATCGATCTTATGAGATCGTAGTATCCGAAGATGGGGAATCAGATGGTATTGTGGAATATACTCCGTCTTTTCATTAACTCCTATTTTAACAGGAAAATTTAAAATGGCATTGCCAAACTATATTACAAAAACTCTTCAACTGAAGCCCGAAGTCAACAAGATCTTTAATGATCTAGATCGTTGGTTGGATCACTGTAGGATTAACCTACTGCCCTATAACCCTGCGGACTTGTATCGTAGTCCAGAGTATAGGAAGTTCCAACAGGAGCAAGAGTACTTAGAACGTAAAGCACGTCGTGAACGTGAAGGACGTCCAGAGCCAGTTAAACAACGCGAATTCCGCGGCAACTTCAAGCCACGGTATTGATATGGCAAATATCTTTCTAATCGATTTAGAAAGTGTAGAAACTAGGTACACGGGGCAATGGAAGTCCCATGTACCTAATATCTTACGAAAGGCAGGACACGATGTTAGAGTTATTTCCGGACCTGGAGATATTCCTCCAGCAACTACGCCAGGAGCTTTTCTTAACTTTGGTGGCACCAATATATACAAGGCTAATCAAGTTGAACAGATTAGTCGTTTGTTTTGCTCCGGAGCAGTCAAGCCTGGCGATCATTTTTTGTTCACAGATGCTTGGCATCCCGGAATCATAAATTTAAAATACATGAGTGAACTACTGGGAATCCCAGTAACTACACACGGCTTATGGCATGCTGGCAGTTATGATCCTCAAGATTTTCTTGGACGTCTTGTAGGAGATAAGCCATGGGTAAGACATGCTGAGAAAAGTTTTTATGAAGCATTTGATCATAACTACTTTGCCACACAGTTCCATATTGATATGTTCTGTGAAAATTTGTTAGATCGTAAATCTGATATCACCATCTATTTTGCCAAAGATAAAATTGTTCGCACAGGTTGGCCCATGGAGTATATGGATGAATTATTGGGCGGAGGAGGCCCGTATGCCAAAGACAACCTAATTGTATTCCCGCACCGTATTGCTCCAGAGAAGCAGGTAGAAATTTTTAGAGATTTGGCTAATCATTTACCAGAATATGAATTTGTTGTTTGCCAGGATCAATCACTGACTAAGAATGAATACCATACCTTGTTGAAACGTGCTAAGATTGTGTTCAGTGCTAACCTACAGGAAACACTAGGTATCAGTTGCTACGAAGGTGCTATGGTAGATACTATTCCCATGGTGCCTGATAGATTAAGCTACACAGAAATGTATTATGATACTTTCAAATATCCAAGCAAATGGACTGAAAGTTTTGAAGCATATCAATCATATCGTCCGCAACTTTGCTATAAATTGGTCAATTACTTAAAAAATTACGAAAAGTTTTTACCACAACTACACAAACAAACTCAAGACTTAACAGAAAGATTTTTCTCATGTCAAAACTTGCTGACAAAATTTTAAATTTGCTCGACCAAATGGGTCGTAAACGTGTTGTACTAGATCGAGAAGGAAATGAACCTTATCTTATACGCTATTATGTCTTTCTCAAAGACCGAAAGTTATTTCCATTTAATGTGTTTTTACACAAGTTTCTTAAGTCAGACCCCGATGATGTGCATGATCATCCTTGGCCTTACGCTACACTAATTTTACGAGGTGGATATTACGAATGGATTCCAAAATTTAATGACAAAAAAGAAATGATTGGTGAAATTCGTAAATGGAGAGGCCCTGGTCATTTTCGTATATCTCGACCATCAAGCTATCATCGTATTGAATTACAAGAAGGAGTTACTCCTTGGACTCTGTTTATGCCTGGACCACAACAGCGTGAATGGGGATTTTTAGTTAATAATCAGTGGATACATAATGAACAATATTTGAAGGAAAGAAATGAACAAGCTCATACTTAATGATCAGGAGTACAAAGGCCTTGTTGGCAAAATATGTCGGGATATCGCCGTTAGCGGTTGGCGCCCGGATTATATTGTAGGCATCGGTCGTGGTGGGTTGTTGCCTGCTGTCATGATCAGTCAATATTTTGGTATCAAAATGTGTAGTTTAGATATCAGTCTGCGTGATGGTGGCGATACTGTTAGTAATTTTAGTATGAGTGAAGATGCGTTTAGCGGCAAAAAAATTCTAATCGTCGACGACATCAACGATACAGGAGCTACAATTAACTGGCTAATGAATGACTGGCGTAGCTCATGCCAACCCGAGCATCAGGTATGGGACGAAGGTGTGTGGAATGACAATGTTAAATTTGCTGTGGTTGTGGATAACTGGAGTAGCGCATGTCAAGTCACTATGGATTTCACAGGGATGGAAGTAAACAAATCAGAACAAGACGTATGGATTGAATTTCCTTACGAGGAATGGTGGACCAAATGAAAAAGACTGTACAGGATAAAATCTTTGATGGGCCGGATCATATCGATTGGGCTGATACCCCATGGACTGACTTAGAACGTGATGATTTTCATGTGGCTATCTACAGAGACAAATACCCCTGTACACCCGGACATTTATTGTTTGTGCCTAAATACAATACCATAGGAGTACTAAATGATGCGTTTGAAGATGCTGTTAGATACGGCAAAAAAATGGTGGAAACCGGAGAATGGGACGGTTACAATATTGGACTTAATATGGGCCAGGCTGCTGGACAAACTATCAACTGGCCTCATGTCCATCTTATACCACGTAGGCGAGGTGACGTCGACGATCCGACGGGCGGCGTCAGAAATACAATACCAGGCAAAGGCAATTATAAATCGCCGGACTTTAGAGCAGATTAATCCTATTGAGTATGAATGGAGCTCTAATAACCATACAGGATTTATGGCGCAAACTATTGGACCAGCCTATGGATATTATAATACAGCAGTTGGTAGTCAAGCAGGTCATAGTTATCAACCTAATAATGTACAGTTTAATTCCAGTGGGCCTAAGACTGTGTTAACCATTACCGGAGACGGTGATGTTATTTGGACAGGAAAACCCAGTGAGGCCGCAGACATTCTAGTACGTAGTTTTCAAATGTCTGTAGAAGATGCCAAGGGTGTTACTAAAGCCGCTCGTCGCAGATATTATGCTCTAGCCTGTCGCAATATTTTGAGCAAAGCAGAAGATATGGAATATGAAGAGTTCCTTGCTTTCCTAAATAGAGAAGTGTATAATAGAGAACGTAAGGTCATTTTAGATTCATTAAAAGGAGAAGACAATGCTACATGATTCAATTAAAAATACATATAAAGAAATGGTCATTAAAGAAGATTCAGGATTTCGACTGGTGTTGAAGAAACATGAAGTGTTGAGTCCTAAAGGTCTTTTTAGTGTTAATTTAGAACAACAAAATTTACGAGATGGTGAAATCTCAGATGTTTCAACATATAACTTCTTTATGACCAAAGAAGAAATTCAAGCACTAGCACATGGATTAACACATGAGTAAGATTAAAATAGCAGAACTATTTTATAGTATACAGGGAGAAGGACGTTATATGGGCGTACCAAGTATCTTCTTAAGGACTTTCGGCTGCAATTTCCGCTGTGCAGGATTTGGTATGCCTAAAGGGCAATTGAGCGCAGAAGCAGAAGACATTGCCACCGTAGTGCATTTATATAACAAATATGAAGATTTGCCGCTAGTATCAACTGGTTGTGATAGTTATGCTAGTTGGCATCCTGATTTTAAAAACCTAAGTCCTATGTTGACTACGGATGCTATTGTTGAACGCATCATGGAGATATTGCCCTTCAATGAGTGGCGCAATGAACATCTTGTTATCACAGGTGGTGAACCGCTATTAGGTTGGCAACGTGCTTATCCTGACCTGTTGGATCATCCTAAAATGTCTAAACTAAAAGAAATTACATTTGAAACAAATGGTACTCAAAAGTTAACACAAGATTTTAAAAATTATCTTGGAGTATGGAATGGCTTACCTAGGCAAAAACGAGAAATTACATTCAGTGTAAGTGCTAAGTTGCCAGCAAGTGGTGAAAAGTGGGAAGAAGCTATTCTTCCAGAAGTTGTTTGTGAATATGAAGAAGTAGGCACAGCATATCTTAAATTTGTGGTAGCCACAGAAGAGGACGTTAAAGATGCAGAACAAGCAATTGAACAATATAGAGCGGCTGGCTTTAAAGGTCACATATATCTTATGCCTGTTGGCGGTGTTGAGTCTGTTTACAATCTCAATGCTAAATCCGTTGCCCTTGCCGCAATGAAACGCGGCCTACGTTATAGTGATCGACTACAAGTGCCCTTGTTCAAGAACGAGTGGGGCACTTGATGATGGGAGTAGGATACTACGGAAAAAAGGCTATGTCACATGATCGCCGGGGTGATGAAGTACAACAATCACCACCATCTGAAGACTGGGGATTACGCAGAGCACAATATTGGAAACTTAAACTATGTTGGCTTCCAAAAAAGTGTTTTCTAACAAATAAGCCTCTTTGGGGTAAACTTGCGTATCACGGTGAAAACTGGATTACTGGTCCAGGTGATCCTGTTGTTAATCACTACTGGATAGAAAAAAATGAATTCTTAATGTGGAATTTGAGAGGAAGAAGATGAACAATTTATGGAAAAAGTTGACAGGCATTGACAAGATTGAAAAAGAACGTGCTGATGCTGAAGCAGTACGGGAAGCCGCAAAACAGGCCGCGGCTGAAGCATTAGAAGCCGCTCGCATTGCCAAATTAACGCCAAAAGAAATTGCCACGGAGAAAAAAGAACCATGGGTCGCTGTATTAGACACGCATGTCAATATGGAAAATCTTAGAAACGGTTTCTTTGAACTTGACTGGAATGAGTACTTTGTAGTACAATTAAGAAGCGCTGGTTACGTAGGTGAAACAGACGAAGCAGTGGTTGATTCCTGGTTTACTGAATTATGTCGTAATTTAGGATCAGAAGAAGGTGTTGATATGAGCCGTAGAGGATCAGGTTATATCAATATAAACAATTTAGGTGGCGGAAGATCGGAAATTTCTTAATGACAAAAACATATATTCTTGTAGATACAGCTAACACATTCTTCCGTGCTAGACACGTGATTAGGGGTGACCTTAACGATAAAATTGGTATGAGTATTCATACTGTGTTAGGCAGTGTACGCAAAGCATGGCGTGATTTCAAAGGCGATCATGTGGTGTTCTGCCTTGAGGGTCGAAGCTGGCGCAAAGACTATTATGCTCCCTACAAACGCCAACGTGCTGAAGGACGTGCAGCGATGAGTCCCAGCGAGCAAGAAGAAGAAAGAGTATTTTGGGAAACCTTTGATAATTTCAAAGACTTTATTATCAACAAGACCAACACCACCGTGCTTCAACATCCACAACTTGAAGCAGATGATTTAATTGCTGGTTTTATTCAAGCCCACCCCAATGACCATCATGTGATTATTTCAACAGATGGTGATTTTGCACAATTGATTGCGCCTAACGTAAAACAATATAATGGGGTAATGGAAATTACGACTACACATGAAGGATACTTTGATGCCAAGGGTAAACGTGTCGTTGATAAGAAAACTAAACAAGACAAGCCCGCGCCGGATCCGTCCTGGTTACTATTTGAGAAGTGTATGCGTGGCGACACCTCCGACAATGTCTTTAGTGCTTATCCAGGAGTTCGTACTAAAGGGACAAAGAATAAAGTTGGTCTCCAGGAGGCCTATGCCGACAGAAACACACGGGGATTCAATTGGAACAACATGATGTTGCAACGCTGGGTTGACCATAATGGTGAAGAACATCGTGTGTTGGATGACTATAATCGAAATGTCACACTGTGCGACTTGACAGCACAACCTGAAAATATTAAAGTTTTAATTAAAGAAACAATCACAACGGCAACTACCGCAGATAAAGATATTCCGCAGGTTGGTGTTAGATTGTTGAAATTCTGTGCTGAATATGACATGCAGAAAATCAGTGAGCAGGTTCAGAGTTACGCAGAACCATTAAACGCAAGGTATGTAAAATAATGATAACAAATGCCAAAATATTGATTCCAGAAAAAGAATGGTTAATTAAAAATGGTGACGAAAAATTAGGTAGCATTAGCAAAGTTAAAAAAGGTTACCTAGTTCTACATCAAGGACAGGCTATCCCCTTTAAAGATCTATCTGAGATAAAAGCCAAACTTGGTATAGCATTGTTTGAAGAAAGTATTAAGAAAGCCAAAAAAGATCTTGGTGAACCTATATCATACAGTATCTACGATTTTCCTTGTAAAAGTAAACCCTACGAACCCGTATACAATGTTCAAAAGAAACTGCCATTATATACCAAGCGTTCTAAAAGCAAAAGCCAGCATTGCGCTGGGCACTATATTATTAAATTCCGTAAAGGATGGGTCAAAAGTTTTTGCCCTAAGTTGATCACTTTGGAAAGATACCCCTACAAAGGTCCTTGGAAAACTGAAGAAGAATCAAAAATAGAACTAAGGAAAGCCAATCATAATGAAACAACTTAATACATTACCTATTGAAGATTTTTTGGATCGTGCTAGAGTAGCAATTAAGACCAATCAAAAAAATGTCACGTTAACCATTAAAGAAGCCACTGATTTACAAAATAGTTTGGCAGTGGTAATGACCAGATTATCTGGTGAGTTGGATCAGCTTGTATCTTCTGCTGGTACAGCACAATCAGATACTATTCAAGTAAAAATGGACGGCGGAACTTTTTAACATTCTGGATAAATATATATACGCATATTTGGAGCGTATATAAAGTGAGCAGACCTAAACCAACCGTTTTGTTAGAAATAACTAATAAAAAGACTTATAAAACTGAACAGGTTTTAGAAGCAGAGGCGATTTGGGCCGTATTTTATAAAGATCTCCCAATTAATCTAAAAATTACCAGTTTGGTGGTACAACAATTAGGCCCAAAATATAAAAAAGTTAGTTTTAGTAATGCCGGACATGCCCTTAATCTTGCTAAAAAACTCAACAAACTATTTGGATGCCAGGACTTCTCTGTTTTTAAATTAACCACAGGTGAGAAGTTAATTGATGATTCAAAAAATTGAAATAACCAAATACATCGCAGATCAATATAAGCTGGCTAGTGATGAAAAATCACTGAGAAAACTAGTGTCATTATGGTGGGTAAATCCTAGGAAAAAAGCCAAAGGTGGCTTGAGATTGACTGATGAAGGATTTGCTCGATTATCAGCACATATCAAATTCCATAAAGTTAAATTTACCGAAGGTCCTATTGAGTATAACAATCAGTTAATACTTCAATTAGATAATTTTATCAACTGCCCTTGGTATACGACCAAAAAAGAAATATTTGTGACCAATGACAAGATGGCTGTACAGTTGGTGTTGTTTTCTGGTAACATTGCTCGATTTAGTCATGCCAAGGCAAAAAGCATTAAAAATCATTTGACAGAACCCTAAAATCCCTGTATAATTACTATATATTGAAACACTAATGCACTTCAATATTTTTTCAACTTTATAGAAAGAGATTTTATGGCAGAGCAAATTAGCACTAATCGCACAGTTACGCCAAATGATGCTAAACGTAGCATTCGTAAGTGTATCAAAATCCAGCGCCCTGTATTCATGTGGGGGCCTCCGGGTATTGGTAAATCCGATATTGTTAAACAAATTGGCGACGAACAAGGACGTGAAGTCATTGACGTTCGTTTGAGTCTTTGGGAACCTACTGACATCAAAGGTATCCCCTATTACAACAGTAATTCAAATACCATGACTTGGGCGCCGCCTGCCGAATTGCCCACAGATCCAGAATCAACTGCTATTTTGTTCCTAGACGAACTTAATTCCGCGGCTCCTGCTACGCAAGCCGCGGCTTTCCAATTGGTATTGAATCGCCGTGTTGGTACATATCAATTGCCTAAAGGTGTTAGTATTGTTGCCGCAGGTAACCGTGAAACTGACAAGGGTGTTACTTATCGTATGCCTGCTCCATTGGCCAATCGTTTTGTACACTTGGAACTCAAGAGCGATTACGATGACTGGTTGGAATGGGCTGTTAACAACAAGGTTCACGAACAAGTTGTTGGCTATGTTGGCTTTGCTAAACAGGATTTGTACGACTTTGATCCTAAGAGTGCAAGTCGTGCGTTTGCTACTCCACGTAGCTGGAGTTTTGTCAGTGACCTGCTTAAAGATGACGACCTTTCAGAAGGCACATTGACCGATTTGGTTGCTGGTGCTATTGGTGAAGGTCTTGCTGTTAAGTTTATGGCTCATCGTCGTGTTGCCAAACAGATGCCCAAACCAGAAGATATTTTGACAGGCAAAATTACTAAGTGTGATATCAAAGAAATCTCAGCAATGTATTCTTTGACTGTGTCCATGTGCTATGAGCTCCAATCCTCTGACCAAAAGAAGGTCAAGAATTGGGATAATATGGCAGATAACTTCTTTGCGTTCATGATGGATAACTTCCCAACTGAATTGGTTGTTATGGGTGCTAAGGTAGCATTGACCAGCTATAACTTGCCGTTTGATGCTAGTAAATTGAAGCATTTTGATCGCTTCCATGAGAAGTACGGCAAATATATTATCCAAGCAATGGAGAATTGATAAAAAGCCCCTAGGGGCTTTTTATTTGACTTTCAGGATAAATTCATGTATAATAGTATTTTAGAAGGGTAAAAATGTCAAACACTACAGCAAACAAAAAATTTAAACTTCCTGAAAAGCGGGAATTCACACAATCAGAAAAAAACAAGATTGTTGAAAAACTAATCACTGCTCGTGTGGGCTTGTTATTGCGCCATCCATTTTTTGGTAATATGGCCACACGTTTGAAATTGGTTGATGCTAGTGATTGGTGTAGCACACTGGCCACAGATGGTCGTACATTTTATTACAGCAACGATTTTGTAAACATGCTGACTCCAAAACAGTGCGAGTTTGGCTTCGCTCACGAAGTTCTACATAATGTGTTTGATCACTTGAGCCGACGTGAAAATCGAGATAGAAACCTCAGTAACATTGCCGCAGACTATGCTGTTAATCAAATCTTAAAAGATGAACGCATCGGTGAAGTTCCTAGCATGATTCAAATTTTCCAAGATAACAAATATCGAGGAATGAGCTATGAACAAATTTATGACGATTTGGAACAAAAAGCTATCAAAATCAATATCAATGATCTAGGCGAGTTGCTCGACGATCACTTGGATGGCGACGATGAAGGCGGTGGTGGAGACGGCGAGCAAGTTGACGGAAATGGTAAAGGCCGTCCTAAACTTACCGCAGAAGAAAAGAAACAGATTCGAGACGAAATTAAAGAAGCTATGGTTGCAGCCGCACAGGCCGCAGGAGCAGGACGTGTACCAGCTGGCGTGTCAAGAATGATTCAAATCTTTACAGAGCCAAAAATGGACTGGCGCCAAATGTTGCGTATGAATATCCAAAGTATTCTAAAAAGCAACTTCAGTTTCAGCCGTCCAAATCGTAAAAGTCAACATTGCGGTGCTGTACTTCCAGGTATGATGAACGAAGAAACCATTGATGTCAGTGTAGCAATTGACATGTCAGGTAGTATTAGTGATAAAATGGCCATGGACTTCCTAAGCGAAGTCAAAGGTATCATGGAAGAATACAAAGACTTTAAGTTAGATTTGTTCTGCTTTGATACCGAAGTGTATAACTACGCACAATTTACTGGCGATAACGCAGATGATATCATGAGCTACGAATGCAAAGGTGGCGGTGGCACCGACTTTGATGCCTGCTATAACTTTATGAAAGAAAATAGTATTGAGCCAAAGCGGTTCATTATGTTTACAGACGGATATCCATGCGGTAGCTGGGGCGATGAGAATTATTGCGATACGCTGTTCATTGTACATGGCAACGATAGCATTGAAGCTCCATTTGGGCAAACTGCCCATTATAAATAAGTGAGTAGTTAATGGCATTAAGTAGAGGTGAACTCAATCCGCTAAGTGTTTTAAAATTGAGGAAGTTATCCTTTATACCCAATCACTTTGCCCGAATCACTATCAAAATACCAGAAACTGATACCAAGATATTAGATCAGTGGATTAACTACAACTTAAATAGTAGGTACGCTATAAAGAAAACGTTCACCTTAGATAACTCAAATAAAATGATTGAGGTATTAGAAGTTGGAATGGAAGATCCCAAAGAGATTACCATGTTTTCTTTAGGGTGTCCTTATATACATAAACAATAAAAGGAAATAAAATGAGTGAAGATAACACAGCACAAGTCGCAAGTACAGCAGTTGGCGGAGATGCTACTGCCGTTCCAGAACAACCACAATTGAGTATCACTGACCTACAAAACCTACGTGCTATTGTAGATGTATCAGTTAAGCGTGGGGCATTTGGCGCATCAGAAATCAGCGCAGTTGGAGCAACGTTTGACAAGCTAAACGCATTTTTAAATGCTGTAGCACCTCAAACTGACGCACCAACAGCTTAATAGGAGAACACAATGAAACATACCGGCAAAATGAGTAATAACGGCGCTAAAGTCGTTATCGCTTACAGAACATTACCTGGAGATTCAAATAGTGCGTTAGTAATTGGCACCAATAATCTAGGTGACACATATCATGACGCAATTATGAATTTACTACAAGATGTTAGCGGGCAACAAGCCAACGAATTTGCCGATATTCTTGCTGTTCGTAAATTCCCAGATGGCGCTGGAATGTTAGAATGGCTACATACTCGTGGCCATCTAAAGAAGGTTCCAACCAAAATGGTCATTGTAACACCTAACAATCAAACATCTATTCCATTAAATGAACTAAATGAATTGATTGCTCAACAAAAGGGTATCAGTGTAGACGAACTAGCAATCACTGATGGCAAAACTCCAAACAAGAAAACTGCGCCCAAAGACGATCCAACTAAGACCACAAGTGCTACTGTAAACGCTGGCGAAGAAGATGTTACTACTGATCCAACTCCAGTGGCAGCAAAAGCAGTGGTGGAAGATATTAGTGACCTAACACCAACCCAATTGCGTTCACGTGCTGATAAATTATTTAAAGAAGCACAGACATTGCGTAAGCAAGCTGACGCAATTGATCCTCCTAAAAAACGAACCAAGACTGTTGAAACTGTTTAATGAGTAATTCTGAAAAAGTATATCTAAACGCATTACGAGACATTTTAGAAAACGGCGATGACCGACCTGATCGTACAGGGGTAGGTACACGCAGTATCTTTGGTCTCCAAATGCGTTTTGATTTAAGCGAAGGATTCCCTGCCATCACCACCAAAAAACTAGCATGGAAGGCCTGTGTTAGTGAATTACTTTGGTTTATTGAAGGTTCGGGTGATGAACGAAGACTTGCTGAAATTTTACATGGTACACGTAACCCAAATATGAAAACTATTTGGACTGACAATGTTACCGCAGATTATTGGATTAAAAAACGTCACCAACGAAATGCCGCAGATTTAGGCCGTGTTTACGGGGTACAATGGCGTCGTTGGCGTAAACCGTTAATACGCATTAATAAAGTTGTTCTTCAAAATCATGATCAGTTACTGGAATTGATTGCAGGTATTAAAGATGATCCATATGGACGTAGACATATTATATCAGCTTGGAATCCTGGAGAACTTGATTTAATGGCATTACCACCATGTCATATGATGGCACAATTTTATGTCAGCAATGGTAGATTGAGTTGTCATATGTATCAACGTAGTGCTGATTTTGGATTAGGTGTTCCATTCAACATTGCTTCTTATGCCTTGTTTACTCATATGTTAGCACAAGTATGTTATTTAGAAGTAGGTGATTTAATTATCTCTTTTGGTGACGCACATATCTACAGCAATCACATCGAACAGATCAAAGAACAGTTAAAACGAGAACCACTGCCATTGCCCCAATTAAAGTTGAACCCAGATATTAGGGTTATTACCGATTTTGAAATGGAAGATATTGAATTAGTTGGATATGAAAGTCATCCCGCTATTACAATGCCAATGGCAGTATAATAATTAATGAATTAACTTAAAGAACTAAAACTTCAATAACCGCAGGACCATACGCATTAGTGCCTATGGCTTTGGCAAATACTGCGTTAAGTTCATCACCCCCAGAAATATATGCTTCTGCGTATCCTGGCATCCAGCTAGTAACTAACAAGTCACCTTTATTAATTGGCCCTAAAACCTGGCATGGAACACGGCCTTTTAGGGCAATAGCGGGGTGAGTTTCGTCATTTCCAGCGTCTTTATTCATTAAATAGGCCGGATTTGTAGACACTATACCTATTACTGTGGTATCAGCATGATTATTAGTAACAGTAACTTCGTTAGATCCACCTAAACATAAAACAGTACCCGGAGCATAAACAGCATCTGCCCAATAACGTTCTGCTAGGTCAGCATATTGTGCCGCTGTGGCTGTTGCGTTTAATACCTGTGTAGATACATTGTAATTAAATGTGCTGGTAGATAATATTGTCTGGGATCCAGTGGCCTGCACTAATGGAACATTCAGCACACCAGATGAAGTTGTAGATACCGTTACCTGAGATGCTAGATTGGCTGTAAGTGCTTCGGCGGCAGTTCCCCAAAGATAAAATCCACTGGCCTGTGTTGATCCAGAACCGTTGGCATCTTTCAAGGTTATACCAGCTACTACGCCATTAACAAAGTTTGAATATAAGTCTGAAGTTGTTTTTGGTTCAAAAGACGAATTAGATATCACTGCCACTGGGTTTGACCCAATGTAGCCTTTTAAAATATTATAGGTATTTCCATCTGCTCCAATTTCAGCAACAGGTTGCCAGGATGCCACTGACTCAACTGAGTTATATGGTCCAATAGTAATCCATCTACCGTATTCTGAGCTCCAAGAATTTAATTGTACTGATTGAGTATTCCACCAAAGATCACCATCCAATGGTGTAGCAGTGATAGCCGGGTCCGTACTTTGGCTGGTGATATTGGCCAAAGGTTTAAAATTTATACCGTCGTAGCATACATTTAAATTACGTTCATTGGTGTTATTATTGAACCAGAGTTGACCTTGGACAGGCTTACTTGGAGCTGTACTATTGGCAAAACTTTCCAACAAGTATATAAAATTTTGGTTTTGTATTTGGCCATATCCGCTGTAATTACGACCAACAAACGATAGGCTGGTAGATTCGTCGACTGATCCGTCATCAACAGTGACTAATTTGCTTCCATTTGAATTGTATAATATGTATGGCATTTCTAAATCCTTAAGTTTTAATTATTCCGTAGAGGGCGATATTTTTTGGACGTGTTTCACCAACATCCGCAATAGGATTACCAGCTGCATCTTCAGCATTGCCAGTTAACCACATCTGTGCTCCGCCACCGTAACTGGATCTAGCATCATAATTAAATGGACCAACTGATGTGCCTGGCCAGTTGCTTGATCCAGCGGCACCTGTCAATTGATCATCGCCCGGAAATACATGGTAGTGCGATTTTATAACAGCATTGTCTGATTGTATAGTTGAGTACAACCTACCAGGATCTCTGCCAGCACCATGATCGGCACCCCGTACAAAATAACCTCGAAGATCTGGTAGAGTAAAACTTGCGCCGTTGGCCCCGTAAGGGCTGGTAGCACCGCCCAAAGCAATATATAAATTGTAATATTGATCAACGCCTACAGATGAACCGTCTGCTAATAGGAATCCTGCTGGCACAGTTCCACCAGCAATGTACATGATCGTTCCTGGTGGTATTGGTGTATACCCAGCTGCCAATGATGAAATTTGTAATTGTAAAGTTGCTATAGTTGCCGACAAGGTTGCCGCGACTGTATCAACATAAGTCTTTGTGGCTTTTTGTGTTGCTAGATTTCCGTCCGAATCTGCTGATAAAGTACCGTCTGTATCAAATTTACTAATTGTTTGATTGTTACTGGCCGATATTAAATTGGTAAATGTTGCCGATGATAATATGACACCATTAACATTTAAACTATTTGAAGAAATATTTTGTGAATGAACGCTGTTGGTCCAAACTGTGCCCCATGTTAGACTTTGGGATCCTAAATTTACAGCATTAGTAGTTGATGGAGTAATTGAAGTATCAGCGAACCAAGATCCAGCCAAAATACCAGCATTATTAAAACTAGTTAGTTTAGATGCGGTCAAACCGTTGACCGAAGTATTTCCTGATGAATTTCTTTGTACAATTGATGCGCCTGCCGATATAGATGATGCTGTGAGATAGGTCGACTGAGTTTCATCTAATAAAGCGTTTGAAGACCCGCTAGTTTGAGAGTATCCAAAAAGTTCCACATCACTGCTGGCATAATTTTTAAATGTAATGCCTCTATTCAATGAAGGGAATCCGTCCACAGCATTTACATAGGAAATGTTAAAAGCATCTCGGCTTATAATGGCAATTACTTCGCCGTTTATTACACATTCAATAACAGCATGGGCAACATTGTTAGTGTCCATTAATTCCACTGAACTAAACTTTGTTGTACTAAATCCAGAAACACCTTCTGGACCAATATTGATAAACCCGGTGCCTGTATTAATTTTTAAAATTTGATTGCTAGTATCAAACCAAAGATTGCCTTGTATTGATACAATGGGCGGAATTGCGTCATAGGTAATAACACCCAAAGTTTGCCAACCATTATTATAAACATTTAAAGAATTATTAGTAGTATCAAACCATAATTGCCCAACTAATGGACTAACTGGTGGCACTCCGTAGGCAAAATTTTCCAACATATGGATAAAATCAGAATTTTGAGCTTGGCCGAACCCAACAACATTTTTGCCAATAAGAGAAATACTAGACGATATACTGTCAATTGTACCATCAGCTATTTCAGTTAATACAGTTCCGTCAGATTTTAAAATTTGATATGACATTACTTTTCCTTACATTACCACGTTGACCGTAGCAGTTGTTATTACACTGTAATATTTTGTTCCTGTAGAATAAATTTCAACTGGTTGCCAGCTAATACCTTGTAGGCTATTATTTTGAATTTGGAATCTACGAACTTGTGTACCAACACCGCTGTTACCAGTTGCTCCTGATTTACTAAATGAGCAAATTACTCTGGCTTCAGATCCTAAAGGAATTCCAACCTCATTGGTTGATGTGGAAACAGATACTGGATACATTAGTTTTAAGACACTGGTAATTGCTTGATTTTGTAATTGGTAGGACACATATAATGATACATTATGTGAATCACTAGTTGTTAATACTGATGGATCTAAAGAATCAATGCTAACTGATGCCGATAAGTATCTATTAAATACCTGTCCCGATACCTTTAGGTCACCGTTAATTGTCAAACCGGCAACTACTGTAGCAGTACTGGTACTAAAATATGTTTGGGCGGCTGCTGGAGTCATTGAAAAAGCAGAGTTGCTTAATACCCCAACTGTTGTTCCATAGTTGTTTAATAATGTAACCTGTTGCGTCGCCAATGTAGTAGCATCAACCAATGTGGCAGCAGGTAATACCCATCCGTTACTGCCCACTGATTGTGGGAATACAGGACCAACAGTGTATAATACATTATCATTGAATAATTTTAATTGACTATTTGTACTATCCCACCAAAATGCTCCAGAATTTAAAATACCAGGCTGTGTTCCAGAGACAATAGCACCGCTAACTGGGTTAAAACCATTATCATAAACATATAATCGTTGAGCAGTAGTATTATACCATAATTGTCCAGTTACTGGATTTGCTGGGGGATTTCCATAGGTACTGGAAAAACTTTCTAATAATTTTACAAAGTTATTGTTGATATACTGTCCATAATTACTGACATTTTTACCAACTAAAGAAAGGCTAGTTGTAACATTGTCTACTGAATTATCTGACAATAATAATAGCGTGGTTCCGTCTGAATTTAAAATTGTATATGCCATTTTAGTACTTTATTATATAGTTGACGTAGCCGGTCTCAGTACCGGGTACTTTGTATACTGCTGTTGCTGTTCTTAAATCAGGAACATTAAAATTAGGAACAACTCCTCCATAGATAAAATTACCAGCACCTTGATATTGTAGCGCGGCAGCTAGATTAGGGTATGATGATATAGCATGACTTGATCCGTCACACAATAACCAACCTGCTGGGGGAATATTATTTCCATGCATGATTATCATTCCTGCAGAGTAAAATCCTTGATTTAACTGATTTATACTAATTTTTTGAAGGCCTGTGTAACTAGCATTAGTAGATGTATCAACCACCATTAATGTCATGTTATTTGATGTATATGTTGCAGTATGCTGGGCTGTAATTGCGCTAGCAGTCAATGTTGTATTAAATGTTGCCGTTGAACCATTTCCATAAAACACAACATTAGTGGCGGTTACCTGTCCTTGTATTTTAAAATTAGTACCATAAGCCAATGCGGTAGCCGGGCCATTGAATACCCCAAATACCTGTGTACTAGTAGTACCAATTGCGTTGGCATAAATTCTGTTAAACTGTGCTGATGCGGATCCTATGTCATAAGTACTAGTCACTGATGGTAAAATTCCGGCACCAGCTTGCGGATTACCATTTCCATCTAACCAATTTACATAAATTTGTCCGTCAACTGTTATATCATCGCCAAATACTGATGTGCCACCAACACTTAATGTGCCAGATGTGGCAACATTGCCAGTTATTGTAGTAGAACCGCCTACACTAAGGCCAAGAGACACACTGGCCGGTCCATTAACTACTAAACTAGGATTATTAATGGATGTTGTTGTATTGATTGTAACGACCCCATCAGCAACTACCACTGTGTTGTTTGGCAAACTACTGATGCCATTAGTTGTTTTAATGACAATGTTACCACCGGCAGTGTTGTTTAGCAACACAGCATCGTTAATGTATTTGTATAATTGTATATAGTTGCTACTATTAGATCCAGCTATATTAATAACTACCCCGTCGCGCCCTTGTGATCCAGATTGATTATTAGCATTGGGTGTTGAAAATAGTAGTCGACCTGTGATTACTTGACCGTTTACTGAATTATCATTTTTTCTTAAAAAACTACCGGCACTATATAACGAATTATTAACAGTTAAATTGGCCGCACTAACTGATACGCCATTTAAAAATGATCCTGAAACAACATTAACTCCAGGATATATTCCGGTAAAACCAGAAATTATTGGATTTGGAATAAAAGTTTCATTTGCTAGTATCGTTACTCGAGATCCGTTGACATAAGTAGATGTGATTTGATGATTAGTGCCTGTAGTATCTACTACAGTTTCAACAACAGGGCCATTCAATTCGCCAGTTCCAGCATTTCCAACAGCAATCCAACTACCAGCATTGTAAATGTTAAGCTGGCTTAATTGAGTGTTAACCCAAATATCTCCAGATTTTAATGTAGTGGTTAATGATGGATCAGTGGCCTGCTGATAAATTCCGTTTGCGCTGGCCCAATTAACAGCACCAGCTGTGCCATCCATTATGCGTAATACTTTATTACCAGGATTGCTGGTGTCGTACCATAACTGACCTTCAATAGGATTGGCAGGCGGTAACGAACTAGAAAAGTTTTCTAAAAGACTTAGGAAATTTTGATCAATTGCTTGTCCAAAATTTGGGTATCCTTTTCCAACCAAAGTTAAACTAGTATCAACAGTATTAACACCTGGAGGCATATCTGGAACTGTAATAGCAGTAATTTTACTTGGGTCTGAAAAATTAAGTGTATATGGCATGATTAATTCCCGCTGTTGCTAAGACTTTGAACCCTAACTGTATAATCAATTTGAATCATTCTATTCAATGATTTTTGTACTGGATGGAATATGACATGTGTTAATAACATTCCTGTGCCCGGTCCATTTGGACTATAACTTAATAAACCTAATTCATCAAATACATAAGTTCCATTAGAATTAGTAGCATTGTCAAATGCTGTTTGACCGTTGGGTTCGCCAAAATCTAATAGACAGCTTACTAAAATATCGCTATAAGCAGTACCAGTAATATGACGTACCTGCATGTAGTTATTTGTGGGATTTAAATCAGTAGTTTGCTGTGCGTCTACGGTTTTATAATAAGTTTGATTGTACAAACTAGCGCTGGTGCCAATTGTATTTGGAGTTAGATATGTAATAATTCCAGTATCATCAACTCGTGTGCCGCCATTGCCAAACGCCATTTCATAGATAGTACCATATCCTTGATTACTCAAACTCTGCGCCATAGCAAGACTAAAATTTTCGTAATGGATCGCATTCTTTTTATCAATGAACACTTCTTTAGTATTAGGGTCAAATATCTTAATATGCCCTTGTACTCGCATATTGCCCTGTTCATTGGGCTTTTGTTGTGGGTAGTTTGTCATTGTTGAGCTCTGTTTCATATGATATTTATCTATGTATTTTCTTAGTGTTTAAATCGTGTATTGGATCTCGGAAATGTCTGCCCTTGATTAGGTCGAATACTAGACTGTCTTGGAAATGTCATACCTTGGTTTGATCGAAGACTTTGAATAAGACTCAGTAAAGAATACCCGTTTGGCGCTCCCATACCTGTAACAGGATCCCAACCAACTCGTGATGCGTATCCTTGGGCTATGGCTGTGGCATTGGTACCTGTAGTGATATCGTAAAATGCAGTTGGATTGGCATAAAACAGTTGATTGTATGCTACTGATCCCAATGCTTTACCAGTTAATGCCTTGATTCTAGCTATCATGCCTGCCATAACAGGAGTGGATGCGCTAGTACCACCAACACCGCTTAGAGTTCCGCTAGTATAAAACGCATAGGCGTTGGCCATTGGACCAGAAATGTCTGGAATACCCCTCGCAGTCACAGATGTTAATGCTCCGGTAACGTGAGTCGAACTATTATATGTTTGATATTGTAGCCCACTTTGCCAGCTAGGAGCTGAAAATATTGAACTAAATCCGCCGCCACTACCAAAAGTACTACCAAAAGTAGAGTCGTCTTGTTCGGTTGTTTCTGTTAAACGAGTATTGGTTCCTGTGTTTATGGTAAGATGAGTCCCACCAACAGCAATCATATAGGGACTAGACGGCGGATAGTTGACTGCCAATACATTTCCCGAATCAGAACCAAGGTCTCCCGAACTGTTTACAAAAGCAATATTATTGGAATTAGCTGATTGTAGCTGTGATGATAAAAAATCTCCACCAGATTCACTGAATGTCCAACTCATTGATATTACATCACACCCATCAGAAACAGCTCTAGCAATAGTACTTCGAACATTAGCCACTGTAGTAGAACTGGTGTTTATGTAAATGGTAATATTGGCCTGAGGGACTAATGTGGCAATACATGTGATATCTAATATATTTTCTCCGTCAGCATTGCTGTCACTAGTGCCAGTTGCGCCATTTAACAATACCTGCGTTATAGTTGGTGCTGATACTGATGCTGGAAGAATACCCCTTGTTTTATAATCTGAAAATGTTGAATTAAGATCGCTTTGAAGGAAAGTTCCACCAAAACTAATAATTCCAACCTTAATACCTGCTCCAGAATGATACGGCATATTATATGCTGTAGCAATTTGAGGGGGTGTAAGATATACATAATTACCACTATAATAGTAGCCAGTATTTGTGTGTACTGATTCATCAATTGGCGTTACAGTTAAATCCGCAAGCTGGGCGACTATTTGTTCATCAGACATTATTGTTCTAATCCTAATAGTGTTAATGTTACATTAACTGCTGACGAACTTCCAGAGTTATTTGTAACTGCCAGATAGACTGTACTATTTGTTATAGTATCATTATTAAATCCAACAACTCCTGGGGTAATTAATTGTGTTAACGATCCAGAAGTTGTAATAACATCTGCTATCACTCCAGATCCTGCTGTAGGATCAGTACTTTGATTTCTAGAACTGTCATTGGATAAACTAGTTGCGTCAGTATAGATTCTAACCCATGCTGGCTGATCAGTTACAACTTTTGACAACACATAAGATTTGTATCCTAATACGATAGTTGTAGCAGTAGTTCCTGCCGCTAAAACGCTGGTTGCTGTTGTAACTGTTACTCTAGTACCTGCTCCTGCTGATCCAGAATAACCTACTGGTCCAACACTACCAGCATAGCCTATTGGACCACTGACTGTGCTTGCTGATCCAGTATAACCTGTTGCTCCAGCGCTGCCAGCGTAGCCTAAGCCACTTGATCCAGTATAACCTGTAGTCCCAATGCTTCCAGTGTATCCACCTGGGTCACCTTTGCTACCTGTAAATCCAATAGAAGCATAAGCACCCTGAGATCCAGAATAACCACGTGGTCCTTGTACCGTACTTGCTGATCCAGTATATCCACCAGCATCGCCTTTACTTCCAGCAAACCCCTGTGTACCAAAACTACCAGTAAATCCTGTTATACCTTGACTACCAGCATAACCAACTGATCCCCAATAGCCAACGCTGCCAGCGTAACCTTGACTACCAGAATACCCCAATCCGCCAATTGATCCTGAATAGCCCTGTGGTCCAATACTTCCAGCATAGCCAGTACTGCCAGCATAGCCATTTTTGCCAACTACCCCGCTTAATATAAATTGCCAACTTGTAAATGTTCCAGATCCGTAGACTGAATAAACTTGGGTAGTTACTGTTGTTCCAGTAATACTGGTAATGATACTTGAAATATAATTAGCAGGATTAACTACTCCGCCTGGAGAGGACAATAATACTATAGATTGACTTGTGGTATACGCTGATAATGCAATGTTGGTAGCAGTAAAGCTGAATGTGGTTCCAGGAGAAACAAGAGCAATATTAGTTGCCGTACTTGTTGCTGTGGTAACAAGGAATCCTAATCCTATACTGCCAGTATATCCCACTGATCCAGAATATCCTTGGCTACCAGTAAAACCAGTAACGCCAAAGCTGCCAGTAAAACCGGTAATGCCTTGGCTACCTGTGTAGCCAACACTTCCCCAATAACCAGCACTTCCCCAATAGCCAACGCTACCAGTGTAACCTTGACTACCAGTATATCCACCTGGATTACCTTGAGCACCAACACTACCAGTATACCCGATTTGGCTTGCCGCACCAATTGACCCAGAGAATCCTCTACTACCCGTAAATCCATTAGGACCCTGTGGGCCACTTACGTTACTAGCAGAGCCAGTATAACCAACACTACCAGTATACCCTAAGCTACCGCTGTATCCCAATGGACCGCTTACGCTACTAGCGGATCCAGTATAACCTTGCGGACCTTGCGGACCAAAACTGCCTGTAAAGCCAGTTGATCCTGAATAGCCTGTTGGGCCAATTACATTACTAGCAGATCCAGTATAACCTTGTGGGCCCACACTGCCAGTAAAACCAACTGATCCAGTATAGCCCAACGGTCCACTCACACTACTAGCAGACCCAGTAAAACCCTGTGGACCAATGCTACCTGTATAGCCCAAGCTACCAGCATATCCTTGACTACCAGCATATCCCTGTGGTCCTTGCGGGCCTACAGAACCAGTATATCCGCCAGCATCACCTTTACTTCCACTAAACCCTTGGAAACCCTGTGGTCCAGATACAGTACTTGCTGATCCAGTATAGCCAATACTTCCGCTGTAGCCTAAACTACCTGTATAGCCCTGTGGTCCTTGAGCCCCAACCGAACCAGTATAACCTCCTGGTGGTCCTTGTGGGCCAGTTGGTCCAGGTACTTCACTGACACTACCTGTAAATCCAGTTTTACCAATATTACCAACACTACCTGTGTATCCTCTAGGACCTTGCGGACCGCTTACATTACTGGCTGAACCAGTATAGCCGCCTGGAGGTCCTTGCGGGCCTGGAACAGAACTTGCTGATCCAGTAAAACCAATAGATCCAACACTGCCTGTATACCCTAAATTTCCAATACTACCACTGTAGCCAATACGACCAACACTACCAGTATATCCGGAGGCACCTATACTGCCTGTATAACCACCCGGAGTTCCTGGAGCACCAGCACTGCCTGTATAGCCGCCTGGGTCACCTTTACTACCCGTGTAGCCAATTCCCACATTAGAAATGTTGATTACACCGTTCATGCTAGGCAAATTATTAGTTTGATATGCTAGAGTATCAGGAGCGTTCATTGGCACACTAAATGTTACTGTACCAACCGTTGCTCCATTATTTGTTACTCCAGTAGTGTATGGGGCACTATTATTGTCAGTATAATGGTCAACTATGTAAAAACCATGACTTGGGCTATTAACAGTAAAATAATAAGTGAATCCACGGGCTAGATTAATAATGTTGGTATTAAGGCCATTGATTAAAAAACTGCCCAATCCACTATCTGTTATAGAAATATAAAGTCCTGCTAATTGCCCGGCACTACCAGTGTATCCTTTACTGCCAGTAAATCCAAAACTACCGTTATATCCAATAACTCCTGCGCTACCAGCATATCCTGTACTGCCAG